TTCCTTTTTTATTTTTAAGTCTAATTATTTGGAGAGAAATTAAATATGGCATTTGGATACAATAGAACAACAGGTAGCGCAACTCAAGTAATTGGAGACTTGGTAGCAGGGTCAGATCCACAAAGAAACACTAAAATTGATTTTGAAAATGATACTATAAATTTTGTAGTTAGTGATGCTACTATTTTTTCTGCTAGACCATCTATTTTTGAAGTAACATCTGATATTACATCATCTGGTGATTTGTTGTTAAATGGTGGTGATTTATTATCAACAGCAGCAACATTTAATTTATTAACATCAGCTAGCACTACAACTTTAAATGTTGGTTCTACTGGTGGTACTTTTACATTAAACCTTGGAAGAACAACAAACGTTTCTACAACAAACATAGCAGCAGGAACTAATACTGCTGGTGGTGCTACAAAAACTATAAACATAGGCACTAATACAGGACCAGCGGCTACTTGTACAGTTAATATAGGATCTTCTGGTAGTTTGGGTATTACTACGTTAAATAATGATGTTGCATTAAGAACAGGAAATTTAATTGGTGCTCCTGGCACTGGTGCTAACGTAATGAGTTTAATATCAAGCGGTAATATAGTTGCAAGACTTGACGTTAATAATGATTCAGCAGGACATAAATTTATTGTTCAAGATTATCTATCAACCGAAAGATTTTCTGCTGGAGAAGATGGAAACATACTTATTGTTCCTTCCTCCTCTGGAACAGGACAAGCAATCTTGGTATCTGGTTCTAATACAGTTGGTGGTTCTACCTACATAGATTTCTTAAGAGCAACAAATACTTCTGCTGGTGCCGTAACTCCAACAAAAACATTTAGATTAACTAATTCTGGTACATTTGAAATTGTAAATAGTACATATTCATCAACTATCTATACACTAGATGATGCAGGAAATGTTGTTATTGGTGGTGGTTTAAATGCTACAACCTCAACAGTTCTTGGAAAGATTTCAGAAAGAATAACTATGTCCTCTGCTGGAAATGGTTCTGTTACTTTTGATACTACTAACAATTCTATTTTTTATAACAATGGTCCAACTGCAAATATTACTGCAAACTTTACAAATGTTTCAACAACTGCTGACAGAGCAATATCTGTCACAGTTATTTTATCACAAAGCGCAACAGCAAGAATCGTAAATGCTGTTCAAATCAACAGCATATCAAATACAATAAATTGGGCAAACGGTGTAATTCCAACAGGAAATGCAAACAAACACGACATATTTGGTTTCTCACTTATACGTTCTGGGAGCACTTGGGTTACTTTGGGACAAATGAGTACATACGGATAAAACTATGATTAGTAGAATTTCAGCTTTTGCAGGACCACTATCTTATAAGCCAGCAACTACTTTATCTGCTGGTTTATATAGAACAACTTTTTCTGGTTATTTTAATGATGTTCCTTCTTGGTTTGCTACAGCAACTTCAACTGCAACATTAGTTCAAACAACAATAATTGAGGAATCAAGTGCAGATAATGGTGAAAACTTTAGTATGCAATGGTTAGGGTATTTTGTTCCTACGACTACTGAAACATATACATTTTTTTTAAGTTCTGATGATGCATCTTTTATGTGGATTGGAGCTAATGCGGTTTCTGGTTTTACAACAGCAAATGCAACAGTTAATAATGCTGGACTTCATGGTAACGTTGAGCAATCTGGTACAGCTTCACTTGCTGCTAATGTTGCTTATCCAATAAGAATTCAATTTGGTGAACTTAGCGGTGGCGATGTACTCTCTTTTAACCATTCTACTGCCACAATCACCAAGACCACTAATGTTACTGGTAAAGTTTTTTATAATTTAGTAACTAAAGGGTTTTAATTATGCCCAAGTTTTTATTTTATATAACAACATTTGGTTATTTATAAAAATACTTACTATTTATCTTTGACTACTATTATTTATTATTGGAGAACGATTTAATGTCTTCTTTGTTAGAACAAGCAATTATTGACGCAACAGCACTTAAAGAAGCTGCACTTAAAAACGCAGAAGCTCAAGTCTTAGAAAGATATTCAACAGATGTAAAAGAAGCTTTAAAAAATCTTCTAGAACAAGAAGAAGGTTTTACTGAACCATCTGCTACAGAACCAACTGGAACAGGTACATCTGCTACTGGTATGGGTGGTGATCAAGCAATGGGTGGTGGTGCAAATATAAAAAATCAAGCACCATCAGCATTTAGAGATGGTCAAAAATTATGTGCTTGTCCAGAAGATAAAGAACAAGTAACAATTGATTTAAATCTTTCCGATATTGAAGATATGGCAAGTGAAGCAGGAATTCCAGTTGGTGGAAATATGCCAAACCCAGCTACACTAGGTCCAACTCCAAGCGCACAATCAGCAGGGCTTCAAGAAGAATATGAAGTTAATAAAGATGAGCTTTTAGATCTTTATGAAAAACTTACAGTTGATGCAAGAAACGTTCCTTATGGAAATATAGAGTATCCTGCAAATTCTCTTGAAGTTGAATACGCAAAAGATATTTCACTTGCAAAGAAAGCACAATTTGAAGCAGAGCAAGAAGCCTCAGAAGTTGTACAAGAAAACAATAAACTTACAAAAGAAAATAAAATATTAGCAAGAAAACTTGATTCAGTTCAAAACAAACTTGCTAAAATTTCTGAAATTGCAGAAGCACTCGCAAACAGAGTTGAAGAGTATGAATCAGCAGTTTCAACACTTAAAGAGAGGCTTGATACAATAACAGTATCAAATGCCAAACTTTTATACAAAAACAAAGTATTGAATAGTAACTCCTTGAATGAGCGACAAAAATCTAAGATTGTCGAAGCACTATCCAATGCAGAATCATCAGATGAAGCAAAAACAATCTATCAAACACTTCAAAGCACCGTGTCGAGTGACAATAAAGTTGCTGCTCCAAAATCACTTAGCGAAGCAATAAATAGAACTTCATCAATCATTATGCAAACCAGACAAAACGATGCACCACCTCCAGTAATTGAGAGAATGCAAAGATTAGCTGGTATTAAAAATAAATAACATTTAAGGAGTTATTACTATGTCTATTATTGAAAAATTGACAGAGGGTATGGTACAAAGAGATCTTCAAGCAGAAGGCTCAGCCCTCTTAGGAAAATGGGAAAGAACAGGTCTTCTTGAAGGAATTTCTTCAGAAAGAAATAAACACACAATGGCTAGACTTCTTGAGAATCAAGCTAAAGAACTTCTTCGCGAGTCTAACTCAATGGCTGGCGGCGACGTAGAAGGTTTCGCAGCAGTTGCATTCCCAATCGTCCGCAGAGTATTCGCTGGTCTTATCGCCAACGACCTCGTATCAGTACAACCAATGAGCCTTCCATCTGGCCTCATCTTCTTCCTTGACTTCAAAGTCTCTGACAGCAACGGTGCTCCAAGACTTGGTTACGGATCAAATGATTCCCTCTACGGTGGTGGTGTCCTTGGTCAACAAATCACTGGCGGTGTTTCACTCACTGGTGTAAATGCTGAGAAAGGCTTCTATAACATGAACAATGGTTATACATCACCAACAGGTTCCTTTACTATAAGTTCAGTATCAAGCGTACATGGTCCAGCTATATTTGGTGCAACAGAAGCTGGTGATAAACTTGTAAGATTTGACCCAGACTTTGTTTCTGGTACAACTTACTTCCAAGTTCTTGATTTAACTATGGCCGATCTTACTCTCTTTAACAAGCAAGATTTGGTAGCTGCTGTTCTTTCTGGAACCGTCGCTCAACTATCAAGCTCAATACAAGTTCGTCGCTTAACAACACGCCCAAGTGATAGCGTACTTCGTGTTGTAGTATCAAAAGAGTCTTCATTCAGCTCAGTAGCTGCTGCAACTTTGACTTTAACTGCACCAGTAATTGATCCATTCGGTACAACAGTAGCCGCTGGCGCAACCAATGCTCTTGGTGCAATTGCTGGTCAAGGTACATGGGGTCTTGAAGGCAACGCAAACATTCCAGAAATTGACATTCGTGTTGATTCAATCAGCATCACCGCTGTAACCAAGAAACTCAAAGCAAAATGGACACCAGAACTTGGTCAAGACCTTAATGCTTACCACAATCTTGATGCAGAAGTTGAGCTTACCTCAATTCTTTCAGAACAAATCGGTCTTGAAATAGACCGTGAAATTCTTGAAGACCTCATCAAAGGTGCAACCGCTGGTACATTCTACTGGTCAAGATCTCCAGGTCTTTTCGTCAATAGAACAACTGGTGCCGAAATTGGTGCATCAGCTAGAGCACCAGACTTCACAGGTACTGTCTCGAATTGGTATGAAACTCTCATTGAAACAATCAATGATGTATCAGCTCAAATCCACAGAAAGACTCTCCGTGGTGGTGCAAACTTCCTCGTATGCGGTCCAGAAACTGCAAATATTCTTGAGTTCACATCTGGCTTCAGAGCTAAAGTAACTCACGAAGACGAGAAAGGCGAGGTTGGCGCAGTTAATGTTGGTTCAATCTCCAAGAAATGGGACGTTTACGTTGATCCATACTTCCTTCGTAACGTAATCCTCATTGGTCGCAAAGGTTCCAGTTTCCTTGAATCTGGTTATGTCTATGCTCCATACGTTCCACTACAAGTCACTCCTACCATCTTTGGTACTGAGGACTTCGTACCACGCAAAGGCGTAATGACACGTTACGCTAAGAAAATGGTTAAACCAGACCTTTACGGCTTGGTCATTATCCGTGGTCTTCTTGGTGAGAGCGGTTCTTGATAGAACAGCCTAATTAGGCAAAGAAGCCCCCCATTCCGAAAGGTTTGGGGGGTTTTCTTTATTTACAACTATTTAAAGTATTGAGGAGTATTTTTTGAATGGCAGTTCCAACCCTAACTCCTGCATCTACATTAAGCGCAGTTGTTTTACCATCAAGCGGAAATCCTGCTGATGTTTCTTTATCCTTACCTTTAGGAATTTATTCATCAAATACTAACTTTCTTTCTGGTGCAGCAGACCAAGTTGCTTTTGTTTATAAAAGACTTGGTGGTGATGTATTAGATATTGAATTAACAACAGGTAATGTTTATGCGGCTTACGAAGAAGCAGTATTAGAATATTCTTATCTTGTTAATCTTCATCAATCAATTAACTCTCTTCCTACAATGTTGGGAGCAGCTACTGGTTCATTTAATCAAGATGGTGAGTTTGTTGCTGGTTCAGCTTTAGCTGGTCAAGCTCCACAATTAGCTTATCCAAAATATAACCTTCATTATGCTTCAAGATATGGCGATGCATTTTCTACAGAGGCTGGTATTGGTGGAATAGAACCAATCTATTCAGCTTCAGTACCTATTGTGCCGTTTGTACAAGATTATGATTTGCAAGCAATAATTGAATCTTCTTCTTTAAGTAATTACGATCCTATTACTGGCGGTCCAGTTCCATATTCTGGTTCTGTTGGAAATAAAAGAGTTATTATTAGAAGGGTATTTTATAAAACTCCAAACTCAATGTGGAGATTTTTTGGATATTATGGTGGGTTAAATGCTATTGGTAATCTTTCATCTTATGGTCAATATGCAGATGATAGCACATTTGAAGTAATCCCAACATGGCACAACAAACTTCAAGCTATGGCATATGAAACAGCTATTTACACAAGAAACTCTCACTTTTCTTATGAGATTAGAAACAATAAAATAAGATTTTTTCCACAACCAACAGATATAGGTATTACAAATTATTGGGTTGAATTTTCAATTACAAACCAATCTAATCCTTGGGAAACAACATCTGGCTCTGCTGATGATACTGTTGGAGGCGTAAATAATATGAATACTCTTCCATTTGCTAATATACCTTATAATAATATAAATTCAATTGGTAAACAATGGATTAGAAGATATGCTCTTGCAATTTGCAAAGAGATGCTTGGACATATTAGATCTAAATTTAGTACAATTCCAATTCCTGGCGAAAGTGTAACTTTAAATGGTGCTGCTTTAATGTCAGAAGGAAAGGAAGAAAGAAAAGAGTTAAAGGAAGAACTTAATAAGATTCTTGAACAAATCACTTATCATAAACTTGCTGAGTCTGAAGCTAAAATGGCTGATGATATGCAAAAGGTTAGTCAAAAAATTCCTATCCTCATTTATACAGGTTGATAAATAAATAATGTCAAATATTTTAAAAGAAATAGAATTCCAACCATCAACAATAGAAACAATAGATTTTGCTGTATTTGAATGGTTAAATGAGAAGATGAATATTCATTCTACAACCAATGAAGGATGGAGAAAAGTCCCAGTTATTTGGACTTCAGCAGAAAGAGCACATCAAATAAAGAATGACCAAGATATTCGCGATTCTTCTGGTATGTTGAAGTATCCAATTATAACATTGGAAAGAACAACTATAAATAAAGACCCACAGAAAAAAGGTTCAGTACCAGCAAACATAAGAGATATAAATGATGAAAAAGGTGGCACTATTACAATAGCAAGAAGAATACAACAAGATAAAACTTCTAATTTTCAAAATGCTGATTTAAATAAGTTACTTGGTGCTAATCAAAATATTAAAAGAGGAAACTCAAGAACTTTACAGAATAAAGCTGGTTTGTATGAATTAAGAGATCAAAGATCTTTATCTAATAAAAAAGTTGTTTATGAAACTGTAACAATACCAATTCCTGTCCATGTAACTGTTATGTATAATATCTTTATTAAAACAGAATATGTACAACAAATGAACGAGATAATAACTCCATTTTTTACTAAAAACGGAAACACAAGATCAATAATATTAAATAAAGATAATCATAGATTTGAAGCATTTATGAATGGAGATTTCACACAAGAAAATAACTATTCATCTTTAAATGAAGAAAGAAAAGTTTATGGTTCTAAAATAAGTTTAGAGGTTCTTGGAAAACTAATCGGATCTGATGTTAATCAAGATAGACCAAAAATTGTTATAAGAGAAAATGCAGTTGAGTTTAAATTTCCAAGAGAAAGTGTAGTATTTGGCGATCAAATTGAAGGATTAGATATAAATAAAAATAAACGTAAATTAGTAGAATAGTGCTTTTACAATATAATATTACTATTTATTTATGATTATAATAAAATACAGGGAGTGATTAACAATGTCAGTATCAAAATTTAAGTTTGTATCACCTGGCGTTTTCGTAAAAGAATTCGACAATTCACAAATTGCTGCTGGTGCCGTAGGCGTAGGACCAACCATAATTGGCCGTCTTGAAAGAGGACCAGCAATGCGACCAGTTCGCCTAGGCTCAATGTCAGACTTTGTTGAGATATTCGGCAACCCAGTAGCTGGTAGAGTTTCAAATGATTGTTGGAGAGATGGCAATTACGCTGCTCCAACTTACGCTGCTTATGCAATACAAGCTTGGTTAAGAAATACTCCATCTGTAAACGTCATAAGACTTCTTGGAGCCGAGCACATAAATGCGACAGACGATACAGGTAAAGCAGGATGGAAAGTAAATAACCCAAGTACCGCTGGTAACTCTGGTGGTGCTTATGGTTTGTTTCTTGTAAACTCTGGTTCAACAAATCTTACTGGCACACTAGCAGCAGTATGGTACTTAACAACTGGCTCTATTGCTCTCACTGGTACATTAGCAGCAGGTACTGAAGCTTTCCAAGGCTCAAATACACTCTTCAAGAGTGATGGAGAAAACTCAGAATTCAAAGTTGTACTACTTGACGGTGGTGGTAATCAAGCTTTAAAAACTTCATTTAATTTTAACAAAGAAAGTAATAAATATATTCGTGATGTTTTTAACACAAATGCTTCTTTAACTAATTCTAGTATTACAAGAACAAGCAATCTTAAAACTTATTGGTTAGGTGAAACATTTGATAGATCAGCATCAGAATATGTTACAAATACAACCGCTGGTACAGTATATGGTTTCGTAGCACCATTAGCAGCTAATACTAATTCGTCTTTAAAGTCTCATGGTGGTTATTTTAGAACTGGAATGAAAAAATCTAAAACAGGTTGGTTCTTCAGCCAAGATCTAGGGTTTGATACTTCCTCATATTCTCCAACTAATATGACAAAACTTTTTAGATTTATCACTGTTGACTCTGGTGAGTGGGAATCAAAGAATCTTAAGATTGCAATTTCAGATATAAAAGGTCCAAGAACAAATTATGAACAATACGGTACATTCTCTGTAGAAATCAGAAGAGCAAATGATACCGATTTAAATCCACAAATAATTGAAAGATTTACAAATTTAAATCTAAACCCAGCTTCTGAAAATTATATTGCAAGAAAGATAGGTGATAGATTTATTGAATGGAGCGATACCGAAAAGAGATATAGAGAGTTTGGTAACTATCCAAATCTTTCAAGATACGTTTATGTAGAAATGAATCAAGAAGTAGACAATGCTTTGACTGATCCAAAATTACTTCCATTTGGTTTCTATGGCCCTGTAAGATTCAAACAACTTCAAGTTCTTGGAACTGGTTCTACTGCTACTCCATCAAACACTTTCGTTGTAGCTTCTGGTTCACAAAACCAAGCTGGTGCATCTAAGTTCTTAAAAATTACAGGAAGCATAACAAATACATTTGACGCAAAATTCCTATTTCCAGCACCAGCTTTAAGAGTATCAGCTTCAGCAGAGAAACTTAACGATTATACAAAAGCTTACTTTGGTTATGATGTAACTTTGAAAGCTACAAAGACTGAGGTTGATAAATCATATGTTGATTATGTAAGAATGGCCCCAAGTTTCTATAGCAATGATCCAGATTCTACCAATATTGAAAGCAATAGAGAATTCTCTTTCTATTTCACATTAGATGATATATCTGGCTCTTCTACTGATGGTGCAGTATATACTTCTGGAAGCAGAGTTGCTGGTACTTCAATAACTGCAAATGGTTATGTAAATCAATTAACTACACTAACTTCTTCTGCTGGTTATGAAGCAGTTTTGAGTGCTGGTTTCAACAAATTTGTTGCTCCATTGGTTGGAGGCTTTGATGGTCTTGATATAACAGAAACTGATGCATTTAGAAACTCACAATTCAATGGTACAGAAACTGAACTTAATAGCTATGAGTTATATACACTCCGTAGAGCAGTTGATACAGTAGCAGACCCAGAATTAATAGTCACAGATATAATTGCAATGCCAGGAGTTACAAACACTAATGTAACTACTCATATGGTTACAACAGCAGAGAATCGTGCTGACTGTATGGCTATTATTGATCTACCAAGCTATAGACCAGATTCTGAAGGTCAGATTACAACTTCTGATAGATTAGGTGGTACAGTTGATTCTGTTGTTACTGATCTAAAACGTAGAAGCTTTAATTCAAGTTATGGTGCAACCTACTATCCTTGGGTACAAATCAGAGATACTATAAGTAATCAAAACGTATGGGTTCCACCATCAGTTGTTGCTCTAGGTGCTCTTTCTTATGGTCAAGCATCACAAGAACTTTGGTTTGCTCCAGCAGGATTTACCAGAGGTGGTTTAAGCGAAGGTCGTGGCGGTGTTCCAGTATTAGCTGTAGCACAAAGACTTAACTCAAGAGAACGTGATTTGCTATATGAAGCTAATATCAACCCAATTGCACAATTCCCAGCAGAAGGCATTGTAATCTTTGGTCAAAAGACTCTTCAAGTTACACCATCTGCACTTGATAGAATTAACGTTCGTAGATTAATGATCTACTTGAAGAGAGAGATTTCAACAATCGCTTCAACACTTCTCTTTGATCAAAACGTTTCCTCTACATGGTCAAGATTTAAGTCACAAGTAGAACCATTCTTAGAGAGCGTTAAATCTAGACTTGGTATAACTGAATACAGATTGATTCTTGATAGTACAACAACAACCCCAGATCTTGTCGATAGAAATATTCTCTACGCAAAGATTTACTTAAGACCAGCTAGAGCAATTGAATTTATTGCAATTGACTTTAATATTTCAAGTTCTGGTGCATCATTTGCAGACTAATACTAATTACAATATATTAGGGAGAAATAAGTAATGGCAACATTTTGGAGTTCAGCACAAGTAGAACCAAAAAGAAAGTTTAAATTTTTAGTACAATTCAATCCAGTAAGTGGAGACTTTGATGTTCCTTCATTTGTTGTTAAGAAAATTGATAAACCTGGATTTACAATAACAGAAACTAAACATACCTTTTTAGGTCATAACTTTTTCTTTCCTGGCAAATTAGAATGGAAAGAAATAAGTATGTCTATTGTAGATCCTGCTGGAACTGGCATTAGTCAAAATGCTGGTATAGATATTGTAGAGCAAATACCAGATATGACAAGAAATCTAACACAAATACTTAGTGCTTTTGGTTATCAAAACCCAGCAATAGTTGCACAAGCTTTAAATAATGGTGGTGATGTTGGTACTGGAACTGCTGGTACAGGTATCAAATCTTTTTCAAAAGCTGGTGCAGTTGCTACAACAGGTAACGTAAATATTCTACAAATTGATGATGACGGTAATGTTGTTGAAAAATGGTCTTTAAGAAATGCTTGGATCAAAGACATTCAATTTGGTTCTAATGATTACAGTTCAGATGATGCACAAGAAGTAACAGTTAAACTTAGATACGATTGGGCAGAATTCTACTCTGTTGGTGCAGATGGAGTAGAAATTGCTTCTACTTACGTTAATCGATAAAATAATTATTTATTAGACTAAATATTAGCATGGCACTTAAAACAAGTAAGAACTATTTTTGGTCTAATTCCTTTGTCGATCCTAAAAGAAAGTCTAGATTTTTTGTAGAGTTTGGTGGGCAATTTGATGAATTAACTAAAGGAAAATATCCTTGGATAGTTAAATCAATTAATCGTCCAAAGTTTCAAGTTGGTTATGATACAGACTCTTATGCAAATCAATTTACAGGTGATATAGGTGTAGCCCTTCCAACATCATGGACTTGGCAGGAAATAACTGTAAAATTTGTAAATCCTTATAGTAATACCTTTGCTCCAGAAGTAGGTCAAGACTTGGATGATATTCTAACTAGATATACTAGTGCAAGAATAGCATATGCAAGATCACCTTCGGTTGATGGGAATATTAGCTCTAATAAAGGATTTTTTGAGGATCAAGTAGCAGATCCAGTATCTGAACGATACTTAGGATCTACAATAAAAATTTATGATCTTTCTATGGGATATGAGACAAGACAAATAGCTTCAAGACTTAGTAAAAGTCCTCTTGCGGCAGAAGCCGCACCAAATTATAATTTAAATCGTGGAGAAATCTTTTTTGGTGGTATGTATGCAAATGGATATTGGGTTTTACAACATCCTTGGATTACTAAAGTTGATTTTGGAGATCATGATTATAGTAGCGATGATCTACTTGAAATAAGTTTATCATTTAGATATAAAAGAGCTAATTATTATCCTCAATATAATAAAACACTAGGAGATGGTACGGAACTCCCACAAGGACAAGAACAGTTTCTTTCTGATATTGATAAATTTAATCGTTCTGGCATTCCAGTTACAGAGGATGCTTGGAGCGATAAAGCAGCAGCAGAAAGATCAAGACAAATAGAGGAAGAAAGAAGAAGAGCAGCAACTGCAAAACCTAAACCCAAACCAAAGTCTAAACCTATTAACGAACAAGTTACTACTCCACCACCCGCTCCACCACCAAAACCAGCAGAACCACCTCCAGCAAAAACTGGTGCAGTAAAAATACCAAAATGCACACTAACACCAGCCGAACAACAACAGGTAGCTAGAGGAGAAAAGACTAAAGCTGACATCTGTGCAGCAAAAGTAAAATAAATTTAATCAGAGGATAAAATGAGAAATAACGAAGAAAGATTTGGGGCTATAGAACAGACAACAGACCCAACTCCAGTGATCGAGAAGACAGAACAATTTGCATATATAACACCAACAGAGGCTGTAGAAATACCATCTAAAGGAATTTTATATCCTCCAGAACATCCACTATATATGCAAGATACAATTGAAATAAGACATATGACAGCAAAGGATGAAGATACTCTAACATCAAAAGCTTTACTTAAAAAAGGTTTAGCAGTTGATAAGATGTTAAATGATATTATTGTTGATAAAAGAATTAAAGTTGATAACTTATTGATTGGTGATAAGAACGCTTTAATTGTTGCAGCAAGAATATCTGGTTATGGCGAAGAATATGAAACCAAGATCACTTGCCCATCTTGTGGAGTAAGTTCTCAACATACATTTGATTTGAATATAAACACTATGGCTTATCCTCTTCCAAAAGAAGAATTGGATAATCTTGGTATAATAATAACAGAGAAAAATACATTTATTGTTAGACTACCATTATCAAAAATAGAAGTTGAAATAAAACTTCTTACAGGTTTAGATGAAAGACAAATGGTTGTTAAATCACAAGAACAACAGAAGAATAACTTACCAGAAAGTACAATGACACAACAAATGAAATATTTTATTGTGTCAATGAATGGTGAGACTGATAGAAGAAAACTAACCCAAATGGTTGAGAATATTCCAGCCAAAGATTCAAAATATTTGAGAACTGTTTATAAGAACATAAACCCAAATATTGAACTTGAACAAAACTTTGTTTGCTCCGCTTGCGAGTTTGAAGACTCAATGGAGGTTCCGTTTACAGCGGACTTTTTTTGGCCTAAACGATAAGTATATGGAGTCTGTTTACGAACAGTTCTTCATTATGAAACTACACGGTGGATGGTCATTGTTTGAGTTATACAATCTTCCAATTGGATTAAGAAATTGGTTCTGCGATAGATTAGCAAAACATTTTGAAAAACAAAACGAAGAAATGGAAAAAGCAAAAGCTTCTTCCAAGTAAGATAAAGCCAAGAATAACCTTCTTGGCTTTTTTCTTTTATACTATTTATTGTAAAGGAATTAATTTATAAATGGCTGCTCCTAATCCTACTGATTTAGCACTTAGAGTTGAACTTGAAACAAAGATTAATGATCTTGCTTCAAGAAGATCTACTTTGTCTGAAGAAGAAATTCAAAATTTAACAATTTATGAAAATGCATTACAGAGAGTCATAGAAAAAATAACAAATTCGGTAGAGCTTCAACAAAAAAGAATTGACTCAATTCAAAGAGAAAAAGAGATTTTAACAGAATTATACGGGTTAATGAGTAAAAGAACGCAGTCTGAAGAAGAAGCAAAAAATATTAAATTTAAAGAATTAGAAATTCAAGAAATGCAAGCCAAACTTGAAAAAGAAATGGCAGATAGAAAACAAGCTGGCAATGAAATGAGTGCTTTTGAAATTGCTCAAAAACAATTATTGATACAACAAGAAGAACATCAATTAGAATTATTAAGAGAAAGAAAGAAGCTTACCGATAATATGGCTGACTCTCTTGCTGGTAAGTTAAACTTAAAGGTAGAAAAAGGAAGTATATATGATTTTATCACAAATGAAGATGGTTCTTTAAATACTCAAGAATTAACAAAAAATTATGAATCTTTTGCTACAAAATTTGAACAACAATTTTTAAATATAAAAAACGTTACAGCAGCAATAA